AAGAATCTCATTCAGAGTGGGCAACAGATCAAATTACAAATTTGAAAATTGCTATTAATGATTATTATAAAAATAATCTTTAAGAAGGTGTCGTATGATAACTGATAGAGATTTTCAAGATTTAGTTTATAGAGTTAGAAAGCTAGAAGAGCATGAAGTATATAACCTTTGGTATAATATAAGACGTTTATTTGAAAGACTAGAAAAAATTGAAGAAAAACTAAATCACAAAACAAGGAAAATTTATAATGATGGATAAAGATTATTTAATTAAACGTTATAACTGGTTTCAACGAATTCAGACTTATCCGCCAGAAAATTGGGATCGAAAAACAAAAATAGATTTTTACGGTCAATTTATAAATTTTCTAGATACAGTCGAACATTGCGGATACCAGTTTGTTCATCATTCAGAAAAAGAAGGCGATAAGTATATTAGTATCGCCACTGATTTAATTTTAACTACTGAATATAGATAAGGAATATTAATGATAGAGAAGTATCGTTATGCTAATGACACAATTCAATCTAATCGTTCTAATGTAATTGATTATTATCATCAATGGCAGACCGCGGACATTAGAGCTGATCTTCAAGAAAATCGTAATGATGCTGTTATGATTTTTCAAAATATTTCTTATAATATTAATATTGCTTGTTCAATTAGAAGCAATAATGCATTTCTAGGTAAGGAAATTTACATTTGCGGTCGCCGCAAGTATGATAGTCGAGCTTGTGTAGGAACAAATCATTTTGAAAATGTATATCATGCAGATACTATTGAAGAAGTAATTAATCATCTTCATTCTCTTGGATATACAGTGTATGCAGTTGATAATATTATGGAATATAATCCAATTAACATAATGGATGTTTCATTTCCAAAAAAGAGTGCGTTCGTCTTTGGAGAAGAAAATGCAGGACTTTCTAAATCTGATATTGACCTATGTGATAGTATGGTTTATATTAAGAATATTGGATCAGTACGATCTCTTAATGTAAGTGTAGCAAGTGGAATTGTTCTTTATGAATATTGTCGTCAATGGAGATAAGTATGAAGAAATTTAAGTTAGTAAAAGATGCAATTGTTGCGATAGCTTTTTCAGATGAAACTTATCAGGCTTACTCTGGCACAATATCTGAAATTGAAATTTATAGGGAAGATGAAGATGTATGTCATTTCCCTGCATCAGTAAATACCGAAATGATTATTAAGTTGCGTTTCCCGCAAGGATTTACAATTAGCCAATATGACGGAAGTCCAAGTAATCTTCTACCAGAAGCTAATATAGAAGGAGATTAAATGAAAACAAAGTATATGATGAAGCAAAATCGTCAACTTTATCAACTTTTTCCCGAAAGTGATGGTTCTGTGGGATATGCAATTCCAATTCCTGGACGATATAGCCTTAATGACAGTGTAAAGGTTTGGGATAAGTATAATGATTATTATAGTCAAGGCAAAATTCCTCACATTAAAGATATGATTGATAATCATTTTACTTATGAAGATATTATTCATAAACTTGATCTTTAAATTGTAGAGCTTTTGTCAGTAAGATAATTATTGACAGAAGCTCTTTTTTTATGTTATAATATAATTAAAGAAAAAAAGAAAGGAAATTAAAATGAGTAATTGGTTCCTTCCTGGCACTATCATTACATATGCGGGATCTTCTCGCTTTACTTTTAATATCTGTAGAGATATTCAGGACGCATTTTCTGCAATCTATGCAGATAATTTCTATTATAAGAACTATTATATCTATCGTGTTACAGAAAATCAACAGTATGAATTTATCTGTCATGTTTCTACTGAATAAAAGCATAACTCTTGTCAATAAAATATTGATTGACAGGAGCTATATTTTTATGTTATAATATAATTAAAGAAAGGGAGAGAGTTTTAGAAAGGATTGGTTGCTATGACCAACTATCGCATTTATCACTCTGCTAGCTTTGACCAGACTCATCGTGATTGGGAGGTTGGTCTTCGCTGCAATGATGGTAGCGTTTTTCGCGCTCGATTTGCAGATCTGAGTGAGGAGCAGCTTGTCAATACCTGCAAGGGTCTGCTTGACATGGATGATCGCATTGAGTGCATGTTCGTTTGGTCAGAGGATCGTTGGTGGGGAAGCATTTCCCGCAACTAATCCATTGATTCTCTAATTAAGGAGTGCTCCATGAATGACACTGTTTATCTTGTCATCGCTGATGAGATTTCTCTCGATGATGAGTCATGGTCTCCCGTACTTGCTTGCGAAAAGGCTTTCGCAACATATGAAGCTGCAGAAAAGTATGTAATTGCCGCAGAAACTTGGCGCAATTATTTTACTATTCTTCCTGTAAAGGTGGTGAAGTAAATATGCTCTATGTGATGGGTGAGAGCATTGATGATGAATATTTTGAGTTTACTCCTGCGGGTAAGACTCTTGAAGAAGTAAGAAAGGAATGTCAAGAACTTCTTGAGACACTTGATGGAGGAAGTTTTGACATTTATGACATAACAGATAGTGAAGACATCTATCTAGACACTGTTGAGTATTAAGGAGACAAAATGAAGGTTCATGAGGTTTACGATCACATCCTTACTCGTCCCTATGCTGAGGATGACTATCTTCTTAACACTTTCGTAGATGAGACTATGCGGCGAGTGTCTTGGAAGCTGTTTGAGCATCAGGAAGATGTTGTGTATATGGCTAACGAGACTGAGACTGGAATTCCTCTGCTTAAGGATAATGCAATTGAAAATATGCGGGACTGCATCAATGGAGAGTTTAGTTGGATCCGCAGCTATATCATTACTCACCTTCTTATGTCCTATCGACTTGGCAACATTGATCTTGGGCCAGAGGGTGATTGGTGGCTGCGAGAAGAGCTTGGAGAGGAAGAATATCTCCAGTGGGAGAGCCGAGCCCGTAAGGCTATCTATGAAGATTATGCGAAGAATCTCGGAGAAGAGAATGCTGATGCATACTTTGAGAGGATTGGCCGCAGCCATTATAAGACTGGTGATGTAAGTGATCTGCGGCAGATGAAGCTGTTTGACGACGATGACTTTAATGAGTAGATTGGATATTAACATGATGATTAACCTTGCCGATGAAATCATGGAGATCTTTGCTCACTACGGGTATACTCGTGCCGATATTGATTGGATCGGAAATTTCGATTTTCGAGTTGATCAGAACTGGTTCTTTACGGTTGCTGATAACACGACGTATGATAACGGATATGGCAGCACCTGTATCCCTCGTGATCTGCTAATCATGATGAAGGATGGCTGTTGGTTTTCTCGTCGTGAGTATGACGGTAGCGAATGGTTTGTTATTAATCGCGTTCCACCCAAGCCCGCAGTTGAGAAGCAGTTCGTTCGGAATGACTTTATCGTTCCTTATGAGAGCCAGTATGATCTCGATGCAGATTTCTTGCGATGGTTCGTCGAGTATTAATTAGATTTTAAAGTGTATCCCAGAAGAAATTTTGGGGTACACTTCTGTTTTTTATAGGGAGAAAGAATGACTAAAAAGCATTTTCAATTACCAGATTGAGCTGCACTTTATCCTGGAACTGGTTGGCTATATGAACATGACATAGATGAGTACCGTCGTCAAATCAAAGGCCGCAGACATAAACTCTTTACTAATAAATATAAACTATTTGTGTATGCTAGAGCAGACCAAATGGTTGATCATTCTTTTAATGATGATGTAGCTATTGTTTTTGCCAAGAGTAAGAAAGATGCTCTTAGATTTTTTGAGCATTATTATACGTATGCGGATGATGATCATGTTTTTGAGATAAATAATATACGTCCAGAAATCGTGCGTATATTAACTGATTATTAAAGACCAAGAGGAGTAAATAATGGCTACTTATGTTACGAGTGATATTCATGGATATTTAAATCGAGTATCAGATTTGCTGCGGCAAGTCAGCTTTGGCGATGGTGACGAGCTGTTTGTTCTTGGTGATATCATAGACAGAGGCCCGCAATCTGCTGAGGCTATTATTTGGGCTATTGAGGAAGCACCCCGCAATATTCATTTTTTAATGGGTAATCACGAAGATATGATGCTTAGTGTTCTTAGAAGAGATATTAATGCTTTTACGATAGAGGAAAAACAAGCTTGGGAATGGAATGATGTTTGGAGCTGGAATGGCGGAGGAGAAACCATGCAAGCGCTGTATGATCTAACGACTCCGCAATGGAGATATGATGTACTGGTTCCTTGGCTTAAGAATCTTCCTTTTTATTTTGATGTTACTCTTGGAGAAAATCGTTATATGATGGTGCATGCGGGACTTAGTACGAGTACGCATATGTCTGATGATTTTTATTCAAATGGTATTCAAAAGCAAATTGATATTCCAGATTATGGTGAAGTTTTTAGTCAAAATCTATTGTGGCTGCGGGAACGTTGGCTTTATAACACTGAAGAGCTTCCTTATAATGTAATATTTGGTCATACTCCTACTTCTTATTGGATTGAAAATTTGAAAGAAGAATTTCATTTGGGATGGTATGATGGTTATATTAAAGGTCAGGGAGCACCTGAAATGATTGTTACTTTGACTCTTAGAAATGGTAAGAAAAAGATTTGCATAGACACTGGCCGCAATTGTTTGGGTATGCTTAGACTAGATGATATGCAAGAATTTTATTCAGAAGTTAATTGTGGAGAACTTGAATAATTTAATTGATGCGGCGACTGTAATTATCAATTGCACGAGCTGCTAGATATTGTCATATGAGAAAGGCAACGGCCGCATGTCATTATTACTATTACTTCTTTTATTAGTTTTTTTATTTTCGGTTTGTGTGTATGTATGAATTTTATATGGCGAATTTTTTGAAGAAAACGATAGGTTATCGCATACATTCAGTGATTTTAATACTCAAATAATTATTGATAAAGATAATGTGTATTATATATCAGATACTTATAGAAAAGATTCACATGTTTAATTTAGATTTTTTAGTGTGTTACTTAATAGCTTTATTGGTTGGCTATGCTTTTTGTGATGGATTAGATAGAATATCTTGGATTTTTGGTGTAGAAGAAGAAAGATTTTCTTTTATTCTTAATTTAATATATCACTATGTTACTATTTTTCTTACTTTTGAATTGTATATAGAATGGGGTGCAAAGATTAAATGTCTAATGTAGCATTTGTTTTAATTGTGGTTTTAATTGCCTTTTTCTTTCTAAGTGGAGACGATGATGATCATGGACGGCCGCACACTGGCTATATTGGGGAAGATTGGTAGAACAAAAATCTAATTTTTGTGAGTGTCATTTTTTTGACAAAAATCATACTAAATCTTGTATAGGGATCTAAAATTTAATACTAGATTTGGTATAGATTTTTGTCAATTTTTGTTACAAAAACGGCTACGAATCGTAGAAAATTAGGGGCCGTATAGTAGTACGAGGATCTATCTACGATTCGTGGCGTATTATGTCATATGAAAAGGACGGGTGGCCGCATCGTGGTTAAGTGAGATGATTTTGTAAATAGAAAGAAGGCACAGGCATCTCAGCAAAAATGAGCTATGACTACTGTTGAGTGTCCTAAGTGTGGATGTGCTTTACATAAGAATTTGGAGATAGTGCTTACAACTTATCCTCCTAAATTTCAGTATAGATGTTTTAATTGTGGATTTGTAGGTACAGCTTAATAATTCTATATTTTATTATAGATTAAAAAATGTCTATCTATATTTAATATCCGATTAAAAAATGTCTATCTATATATTAAAAAATGTCTACCTATGGTTAAAAAATGTCTATCTATATTAAAAAAATGTCTATCTATATGTAAATTTTTGTTTGGTAAATATGATAAATGCAAAAAATGTCTACCTATATATTAAAAAATGTCTATCTATTTTTATCGTATGATTAAAAAATGTCTATCCCTAAAAGATATATAAGATATATATAAGATATATTTTCTTTCTTTTATTAAAAAAGGAAGGAGGATAATGAAAGTTCAAGAAATGTCATTAAGTGTTAGTAAAGAACGTATGCAAGATAAAAACTATTTTTTACTTCCTATTGTTCTATCTAATACTATGGGATATGCAGATCGAGAAAAAGGTCGCATTGTTTCTAAAAATGAATTTAAAACTACTTTAAAGAAATATTTAAAGTTAAGTAATTATAAATTTAAAACTTTAATTGAAACATTTGAAGCTTTAGGTATTATGAAAGAAGAAGGTTCAAATTATATTTTCAATTTAGTTCAAACTAATTTTGTAAAATTAAGTTTTTCTACTGCTTTGTATTTTCTAGACTATTATAGTGATTTTATTTTTAAGATCTATTGTTGATTATTACAGAAATATAATTTACATGTTGAATATCACTATAGAGAGAATTATTTTTTCAATAAAAAAGAATTATTACTTGGTATAGGCTATAGTGATAGTACTGTTAACAGAACTAAATTAAGTGAAGCATTAGATATTCTTGAAAAAGAAGGATTTATTCGGTATAATCATCAATATGTCGGTAGACCTGGGAAACATGGATTATATTGGGAATTACTAGAGGTAAAAAGATTTGGTGAAACTCAGGTTCAGAGTAAGAAAGAAGAAGTACAGAGATTAATTGATAATAATGCTACTATTGACATGGATACTGCTTTGCGGTTATTGATTCCTGGTACAGAACAAGATGTTAGTTATCTATTACATAATGTTATTGAAAGCCCATCTGAAGAAGAAAAGCAATTACCCGATATAAAATTTGAATATGGAGTTGGTAATAAAGATAGTAATACTGGTTTATATGATTTGAGGTAGATAATGAATAAAATTCCTTTAACTAAAATTTCATTTGCAATTTCTCCTATGGAAAAAGATCAATTAGTAAAAATTGCAGAAGAAAAAGGATTAACATTATCAGCAATGTGTCGAAGAGCTATTCAAGCTTATTTATATGCTGTTAGATCAAGAGAACGGAAGGTAGATCTGAAAAATCATTAAAATAGCTGCGGTATACAGCGGAGCTGTGGCGCACAACCTCTAAGCCATTCACCTCTTCTGAGCTCAGGTATTTCGACCGAAAATCACTGGATTCCTACGTATGATCAAGCATTGTTAATTACAATTTTCATTTGCAAGCGGCCGCATTCTATCTCTTTCTCTTGGAAAAAGCGTATAAAAATCAAAAATTTAACTAATTTTAAAAGAATTTTTGAATAAAATTTTCGTTTTTATTTTAAAATTTGAATTTTCATTTTGAATTTTCGTTTTCATTTTTCATTTTCAAACGTTTCTGCTATAAAATTTTCATTTTCAACCTCATTTTTATATGATATAATATAAAAAACAGAGAAGAAATAAGAAATTATGCCTGATCTGTAAAAAAGTACTTGTCAGGAGCCCTATTTTTATGCTATAATATATATAAAGAGAGAGGGAGAAGGAGGAAATCATGAACGAGACGTGAAAATAAAGTGAACTAAACCAAAAGAAAGTACTTGACAGCAGACATAAAAACATGATATAATATAATTAGAAAAAAGGGAGAGGAAAAAGTCCAAACCCTGAGAGGATGACCTCCTCAATAAACAAAGAGTCAGCCAAAGGGGCTGACCAAAGGACAGCCGCAAGGCAGAAAAGGAGAACTACCATGACCGAGACCAAGACCACCCAGAAGGACCTCTACGCCCGCATCGCTATGGCTCTTGCAGACGACCCCGAGATCGTTGCTTTCTGCGAGAAGAAGATCGAGCAGATTGAGCGCAACGCCGCTCGTCCCCGCAAGCCCAAGGTGAACGCTGAGGTTGTCGAGTTCCGTGAGAACGTCTACAACGCCCTTGCTAACCACGATGAGCCTGTCACCAACAAGGACATGGCTGCGGAGTTTGGTTGCTCTGCTCAGAAGATGAGCGCTGCTCTCCGTTACCTCGTTAAGGAGGAGCGTGTCATCCGTCACGAGGGTGAGAAGAAGAGCGATCCTGCCACCTTCGAGATCGCTTAGTTTTGCCCCTGCGGCGGCCAGGGTTAACAACCGCCACTTGCTTTGTTTTTACTAATTTTTTAAGGAGAGCTAATGAATCCTGGAGACGTCAAGTATTCTTTCACTGATAAGAATGGAACCCCGCAGACGGTGGTTATTCCTGCTGAGGTCTTCAGGCAGGCTCGTCGTGATAAGGTTAGTAATGCGGTCGCTATTGCACGCTATCTGGCGGAGCAGGGCTACAAGGACATGTCTGAGGTTGAAGAAACCTCCAAGGCCAAGCAGTCCAAGGTTCGCACCCGCAAGCCTAATAACACCAAGCGTGAGATCATTAATCTCCTCGTCGATACTGTGAATGAGGCGTATGACGAGTATGGTAAGGCAGAGGTAACCAATCCTGAGCGTCAGTTCCGCTTTGAGATTGACGGCAAGGTGTACGAAGTTACTCTTGTTCAGAAGCGTGGTTAGGCCAATAGCGATTTCATGCGGAGGCCCGTATGCTGAAAAGCGTGCGGGTCTCTTTTTTTGGGGCGTGCGGGGCAAAAAAAGGCCATCACTTTAATTATACCACAAAAATGCGGTTCTGTCAAGTGAAAATCTACAGATGAGACCGTATGCGCTTTAGGTCTGCGGCGTATGCTAGTTCTGGGAAAATTCTGGGAATTTTGCGTATGGGCGTATGCGAGCCGCGAATTCACGGGAAAAAGCCGTATGCGTGCACACGGCGCGGCAGGACCGAACATGGAACACCAGTTCGATTCGGGGTACCTTATAGAACACCAGTTCGGTTTTTGAAAATCGAACACCAGTTCGATAGAACGTTTGTTCGGCGAACACTTGTTCTGTAATTTAGATAGGGGTGTTGGTAGTACACCTGTTTTGTCCTCCCCGCATAATGCGCATTAACCAGACCACCCGGTTCCATAGGCTATTTGCCCTTGGCCTCGCCTGTAGCTTTATTGTAGGCGATTTTTGGCGATTTGAAAAGGTTTTTCACAGAATCTTCACAAACGATTTTTTAGAACATCAGTTCGATCGTGCCGGCCAACTAGAACATTTGTTCGATCAAGGTGATCATGATCTCGAGGATCGCACGCGATTTAATCGTGCGCGATTTAATAGAGCAAAAAACATCCGCGCCCTAGGGACTCACACGGTCAACCTAGGGCGCGGGAACTTTAAAGGGTGGGCAGTTTAGCGACTTGCCTAGGTCGCGCGGCTACGCGAGGGAATACGTAACCGACTTACCATCCACGTTCTTGTGGAGGTACCCAAGCTCACACGCGACGCGGCAGACCGCAGCGGCCTTTTGCGTCGTGGTAATCTCGGGGATACCAAGGTTCACAATGTCCTTGGTACCCATCCCGTCACCGTGGGCGCTGATAGCGTCACGCACCTTAGCAGCGAGCACCTCGTTACCAAGACGCGCCTTAGAAACCTGCTTGGCGCGGGGCTTGGTGATGCTTGCGTGCATCTTGGTCAGCACCTCGACAACCTCGGGGTTGTCCTCGCAACGCTCGATAGCAAAAGCGAGGGCATCGGCGCGGGTAATGCTGTTCTGCTTGGTGGTCATAATGTCCCACCTTTCTCCCCCGTAGGGGTTATTTCTAGCTAGGCCCTGTGCCTAGCTAAACGGCATGATTAGACCTTTTTAGGTCTTTGAGATTCAATTGGCAAGGTTCCCGCCCTTGGGGCACCCTCTCCCCCTCGGACAATTACATAATACACCTCTAGGCGGACAAAAAGGACGAGAATTGCGACCGACCGCCGAACGGTAGGTTTTTATCGGTGAACGGTCAAACGCATAAAACAGAGCGTTTATTGCATACGTTGCGTTTTTGATCATCCCGCTTTTTTGCATAAAACTGGGCAAAATGGGCGTTTTTATGCACACTACCACTCACCGACGTTTTTCTACCGTTCACCGAGTCAAGTCTTGTTTTTTGGTCGCGGGTCTGGTAAAATTTTCGGCCATCTGCGATGGCCGGATTAACAATTGGCTACTTTACATAAGATACTTTATCAGAGTTTGCGACTAGTACAGAGATTTTTACCTGCGGAAACACGTTAAAAACTACTTTACATAAGATACTTTATCAGAGGTTTTGACCGGCGCAAAAAGTTTACTTTAGCTAACTCTTTTGAGATCCAGCACAAAGTTTGCCCTGGTTAACTTTTTACACAAAGGCAAACGCCCTCTTTACAGAGGGCGCCCGCACATGGGGCAAAATTTGAATTTGAGTTCGACTTCATCAGAGAGGTACCCACCATCAAACTTTGCACCAATGAAAAACTTGTGATGCTTCAGAGCATAGCGGATGCCCTCATAGTCAACCTGCTCATCCCCATCATAGGGATTGCAGTCCTTCCACTCCTTGAATTCCTTCCACTCTTCGACGGTCATAGGCTTGCAGAAATCGCACATTTTGAACCCCTTTCAGTTAGTGAATTGACTTATTCAGTTCTCAATGTTCCTTTGCTCACTATTAATAATACTACTTTGAGAATGAGAGTCAATAGACTATCTAGACTATTTTACTGAATCCGTGAACGGTAGGTTTTAGGCGGTGAGTGGTCGATCAAAAAAATCCTGGATTGACTATTGCATTCTGCTTACGGGTGTGATAAAATTTTGCGGCCGTCCTCGGTCCGGATTTCCTGGATTCCTGGACTAAAAGAAAACCCCTTGCGGGGTTTCTCTTACAGGTCAAAGAAGACCAAACCGATAATGAAGAAAAACAAGACCATTTGATACCTCCTTACAGGCAGTTGGTCAGCTCATTACGCAGGTTGCGCTTGAGGATTGCGCGGGTGCGCCTGCGGTTCTTCTTGCGGTAGGCGTTGCGCTGCTTGGGATGCCCCACGCCCCACAGGTCAGGGTCGTCCATCAGCCAGTCAGTGCGCGAGGTCTTCTTAAAGTTGTCAGCCATTTGGGTCTCCTTCCCTTGGACTACCTTAATACTATCACTGTTCGCGTTAGCGGTCAACACCTTTTTAGAGAAAATTTCGACTAATTTGTTTACATAAATCATTTAATTACCTGGGCCTACCCCTCCCTCCCTCCCTTAATAGGATAATGCTTTGGAGTCCCGCAGTCAATAGTCATTTGCAAAATTCTTAAAAAAACATAGTTCATGCCGGCGCGATCCAGGGAAAGTTACCCCAGGTTAACTTTTGCGGGTAAGAGTTGGGGCGCTTGCGCGCCCCTGTTCTCTACTTGTGGCTTTGCACCTTGTGCCATTCCTTGCAGCTAAACACAGGCCACGCAAACTGCTTGTGGTGCTTCTGCTTGCGTGCGCGTGCCTTAAAATAAATCTCGGCTTCAATCTCGCAATCAGCTAGTGCGTGATGGGCTTCGGTGTAATCCTTATCCCGCATAAGGTAGGCGTACACCGTTTCGGCGTTTGTCTTTACGTTGCCCTTATCGGTCATAAGATTGTTAACCATGCACCAACGCACATACTTGTTAGTGTCGCAAATGGTAGCGAGTGCCATAGTCATAATGTCCACAATCTCAACATTTTCATTGAAAAAGTCGTTTCCAAAATACATGTTGGCATTGTCATTAAGCACAGAGTAATCAAATCGGGCATTGTAGGCGCACATAACCGTGGTAGCGCGATAGCGGTCAGAGATAGCAGCAAAATCGGCGGCAATCTCAGCGAACGGCTTAACATCGATGCCATGAAACACGAGCGCGTCACGATAGAAATCAGACTTGTTACGCATGAAACTATCGCGAGAAATAAGCGTGGTACCAAAAGGCGCATCCGCAATCTCAGAGACGAGCGCGTTGTAACGCTCGAGCACAGTACCGTGCGAGTCGAGAACAATCCACGCCACGTCAAACGCGAGACGCGCGTCGGTGATAGTCTCAATGTCAAGAACAGCAAAAACCTTACGCATGATAGAACCCCCTTTGGTTCCCGAGGGCGGAGTCTTTTCCCCGCCCGACAATTAAATAATACGCCCTTTACTGGAATGTGTCAATAACTTTTTGCCTTCATATTTCCTTTACAATTCCCTGGAGCGCCGGCTAAGTTCACCAAGGCTAACTTTTTTGATCCACTCCCCTCCCTCCCTCCCTAATAGGGTAACATTTTCAAGCGTTAAATGCAAGACTCTCATAGAATTTTCACATTTGAAGCCGGCGCAGATAAATGATTTAACTATTTGCGGATCCAGGCAAAGTTAGCTAAGACTAACTTTTTATCCAAAAGAAAGCGAGCAGTTTTACGTCATGCTCGGGACGTGGGGCTAAGCGCGGGGCTTGTAAGTGACAGACTTGCCGTCCTTCACCTTCTCCACAAGACCCAACTCCTCGGCCACACGCATGACCGCAGCGGCCTTCTGCGTGGTCATGACCTCGGGGATGCCAAGCTCAGTGATGGCCTTCGAGCCAAGACCCTCAGCGGGCAGCAGCTCGGCAATCTTACGAGCAAGGGACTCGTTAGCGATACGAGCCTTCGACACGGTAGCCTTGCGCGGCTTCGTGAGCTGCTCGTGCATCTTCACGAGAACCTCGTTGACCTCGGGGAGGTCATTCGTGCGCTCGATAGCGATGGCGATGGCCTGTGCGCGGGTGATGGTGTTGGTGTTGCTCATGTTGGTACCTCCTAGTACCTCGTGGGGCGCCCCTGTGGCTTCCCCTCTTGACAAATTAATAATACACCCATTGGGGCGAACCTGTAAAGTCAGAACGGCAAGATTGCGTTTTCCTCCACATTTCCTTCACAATTCGATCAAAGCCTGGAAATAGAACATTAGTTCGACGCGCGGATCCCTGGAGATCAAAAGTTAGCCTAAGCTAACTTTTGTAGGTACCTCCCGCCCTCCCTCCCTTGTAATGGTAACTGTTTACCTCTTGGGTGTCAATAGTCAACACAAAATCATCACAATTAGTGCCGGCCGCAAAAGTTAGCCTAGGTTAACTCTTTACAAAAATACGAACCCTGTGCGCGGCCGACACACAGGGTTCTAGATAATGCGGGTTCTAACCCCACCCATCGGGTTTTGTAATTTTGCGGGGTTTTTAGGGTGACCCCGCACACCCTAGGTCTTACCCGACCTTGTGATAAGTGACCTTCTTACCGTCGGTGACCTTCTCAAAGAGTCCCAGCTCCACGGCCACGCGCAGCACCGCGCTAGCCTTCTGGGTGGTGGCAATCTCGGGGTTGCCGAGGTTCACCACATCCTTCGTGGTAACGGCACCCTCAGTGTGGTCAGCGACCCACTTGGCAAGGTTCTCGTTCATCACACGAGCCTTGGACGTGGTAGCCTTGCGGGGCTTGGAGATGCTGTCGAGCATCCTCTGGAGAACCTCGCAAACCTCAGCGTTGTCAAGGTTGGCGATAGCGAACTCAAGAGCGGCCTTGCGGGTGATGGTGGTCTCGGACATGGTGACCTTCTTTCTGCGGGGCGTTCCCGCGGTTGTGGGGTTCGGCTTTTCCGTTCCCCTTCCTTGACTATTACTATACGCTCATTACCCTAGTCTGTCAACGACTTTTTTACCTTCACAATTCCTTCACATTTAGGGTTTTGAGGAGCATTTGTGAAAAAGTTGTGAATTCCTCGAATTTCTCTTGACTTTTGCTTGTGCGTGTGCTAAAATTTTACGGCCATAGATGGCCGACATTTCTATTATATCACATAAAGGAATCCAAAAGCAATAGTCAAATTCAAATTCATAGAATCTCCACATTTGGCGCCGGCAAAGATCGTGGAGGTTTTGTGAAGAGACCTCCAAACTCTTGACTCAGAACATGAAAAGTACAATCAGTCCAACAGTGATAGCAAGCATACAAGAGTTCTTGACTTTGTCTGCTGTGGGTCTGTCAAGTGCGAAATCTCGCGCAAGTGTGAGAACGTTAGCAATCAGCCAAGCACCTTGTCCCCACAAATAGTTAAGACCGATAACCATTTGCCCAAGGATTGTCAGAGCAAGGATAACATAAACGGTGCGGTTCCAAGACATGATAAACTCCTTACCAGTAGCGCGGGAGAAGGGCGATGGCGGGCATGAACAAGATAGCAAGGACAGGGAGGTTGATGAGGACGGTGAGGATGATGTTGAGCAGGTCGGACATTTGGAACTCCTTTCTCTTGACAATTAGATAATAGCACGTTGTTTAAAGCTGTGCAACCTTTTTCACATTTTCTCCACATTCCAGGCCGGCGATCTTAACCGAACACCAGTTCGGTTACGTTCTAAAAGCCAAGCCCCGCACGCGGCGGGGTTCTTAGCTTCACACAAAACCGATGGGGCGCGACTTAGGCGGTTCGGGTTGCGGTTCTTCTTCCTCTTCCTCTTCCGCATAGGACAGATGGATTTCGTTACGAAAAATAGAACGGCTGTCTTGCTGCTTGTCCGCGCCATAGAACTCAAAGACTTGTACGCGGATATTTCCGCTAGTTGCCTGCACGCCTTGCAGCTGAGAAATGAGCATGTCGAGAGTCATTTTTGTCTCCTTACACCCTAGGATGCTCACAGAAATAAACAACGACAGAAAGAATTGCGATGGTAACAAGCATGATTAAACCTCCACATCAAAGACAAATTCATCTGTGTCAGAATCGAACACATCAAGGTGTCCGCCACCCATTTCCCGCAAAATCTGCTTGGCGGTAAGTTCAGCATGAAGCTGAGACATAGGAGAATCAGGCTCATGACAGAAAATTTCGCCTTCAACATTTTCGCCGACAAAGTAGAAGTTGTGACGTTCGCGCACAGGAGCCATTTTCTTTCCTTTCTCTCTTGGACTGTCTTTATTTTCGCAGAATGCGTGAGGTGTGTCAAGACCTTCACAAAATCTTCACAATTCGCGCCGGCACAGAAAGTTAGATTAGGCTAACTCTTTCATTAAGTGAAAACCCCTCATGTGAGGGGTTTTCTTTTAACGCTTGTTCTGAATAGCCTTCCACTCAGGACAGCGAAAAACAGGTTGTGCGAGACGGTGAACCAGCTTCTTCTTGTAGCTCTTTGCCTTAAAGAAGATTTCAGCTTCAATATCACAATCTGCTAGTGCGGTGTGAGACTCAGAAAAATCTACGTTGTTAGTGAGATACTGATAAACAGTCTCCGCGCTAGTCTTCACGTTACCCTTTTCAGTGACAAAACCATTAGAAATGCAATAGTTGACATACTTGTTAGTTGCGCAAATAGTACCCATCGCCGCAACCATAATGTCAAGATACTTCACAGAATCATCAAAGAAGTTCTCGCCATAAAACCAATTGCAATTCTGATTAAGAACACAAATGTCAAATGCGGCATTGTACGCACACATGATAACATTTGCATTGTACTCATACTGAAGAGCGTTAAACTCTGCGGCGATGGTAGAAAGCTTAGCAACGGGTACAGAATCAAAAGTGATAGCATCACGATAGAACGGATACTTGCGCTTGCTGAAACTATCACGGGAAAGCATCGGCAGACCAAGAACACTGTTCACAACCTCATCAACGAGAAAGTTGGCACTGGTGAGAAAGTTACCCTTAGCATCATAGACTTTCCATGCCACATCAAAGACAAAACGAGCATCGGTGACAGTCTCAGTGTCAAGAATAACATAGATGTTCTTAGTAGGCATTTGAGAATCCTTTCTCTTGTTCGATGTTGATATTATTATACCCATAGATAAAAAGTTTTGCAGCTACATTTTTTCCTTCACAATTCCTCCACAAATGCAGCCGGCATCGAACATCAGTTCGATTTAATCTCTAAAATAAAACCCCGTAGTCTTACCTAGGATGACTACGGGGTAGGCGTTTCTTTTCTTGTGGCTACTCACATTCGCACGCCTAAACCTCTGCTTTCGCCTTTGTAGTACTAGAAGATAGCTCCTTTCCTCGTCCCTCTTAACAATTATATTATAACATCATGCGGCGAGTTGTGCAAGGGCGTTCATCATTTCTCCACAATTCGTTGCATCAATGGTGAAACCATTTTTCCATGCGGCGCGCACGTCTGCGTTATCATCAACAAGAATAGAATTCTTAATTTTTGCAACGCTGTGCTTAGGCGTGCCATACTTGACAACATGAATTTCACTAAACACGTTGCCAAACCACTTGTTAAGCCACTCAATCTTTGCACGCTTGACCGCACGTGTGTACTCTACAGACCCACCCATAGCACCCCAGCTAATCACGCCGATAGTGTAGCCGTTAGACTTGAGTTTATCAAGCACTTCACAAAATTTTGTGGGATTAACAAGCGGTGCGCAATCAGAGTAAGGAATCGTGCGGCTGTTGTGCAGATGGTCAAGCCAACCATCATAACCAAAGAGGTTAGCAATGGTGCCATCCATGTCAAAGTAGATTGCCCGCATTTTCCTTCCTTTCTCTTGGATTAACAATGTTATTTTACAACATTGATTTTAGAAAAACAAGTTCTTCATAAAATCTCCACAATTGCGGCCGGCCAAGCCGAACTAGTGTTCGGTTATCCCATTAAACAGAAGTGTGGTTCTGGATGAAATCCCTCTTCCTCATTTAGGTCAAGGAAAATTACTCCATTACATTCTGACTCTTCGTCATCATTAATGCGAACGATTACATCTCCATGCTTAAAATACATCTGTTTAAGCTTGAAAATGAGTTCTGTAATAGTCATCGTTTTTCTCCTAACTGATAAAGTTAACCCAAAGAGTTACAACAAAGAAAATGACACCCCAACCAATGTAGATAGGCGGCATCCAATAATTGCGATTGTCAAGCCAGCACAGTGTAACCATCCCAAGTGCAATAAAACAAAGCCAACCAAAGGCGATGAACAGGTTAGTAAGCAGAGTCATTTGTTTTCCTTTCTCTCTTTTGCTTTAATTATATTATACCACAAAAAAGAAAATTTGTCATGTAAAATTTTTTAGAAAAAAAGTTAACTTAAACTAACTTCATTTTCAAAATTCAATCTCGCCCACGCGGCGTTAGGCAAGCACGTGGGCGAGGAAGCGCAGTCCATTTTCATTCCTACTAGGTGCGGCGCAGGGACTAGTGTGCTCCGCACCTAGACCGTGGCGATTTTTTACGCGACCCACGGTTGCCGCATTTTATATATAGGGGACACCTCCCGCGCCGAAGCCAAGAAGCATCTTTTTCTCCTTTCGTTGTGGCTCCTCTTGTCAATTAATAATATACTCTAGTTGACCCAAGGAATCAAGTACAAATTTCAATTCACAATTCCTCCATAAATAGAATCTAAAATTAGTTTTCATTTCCAAGAGGAAACAAATAGCATTTTCATTTTATCATGTCTACTTTTGGGAAACAAGTATTATTTTCAAATTCATAAAATCTCCATAAATGCGGCCGGCGATCTGCATCGAACTAGTGTTCGGTTTTGGATAAAAGAAAAGGCGCTAGCGACCGAAGCCAACTAGCGCCTACCTGCTATCCCAAAGGTTGACAGGATTTTACCCACGCATGGGTGAGCCTTTTAGCGACTTGCTCAGGTCGAGAGACTAACCAATCTTGTGGTAGGCAATCTTCTTTCCCTCAGTGAGCTTCTCGAAGAGTCCCAGCTCAACACCCACGCGAAGGACTGCCGCAGCCTTCTGAGTAGTCATAATCTCAGGAATACCCATCTCAGTAGCAGCCTTAGTGGTGATAGTCTCAGGCGAAACCTCCCACAGCATCTTAGCGGTGTGCTCATTGCTCAGACGAGCCTTAGACACCTGCTTAGCACGCGGCTTGCTGATGGACTCAAGCATCTTGCTAAGAACCTCAGTGACTTCCTCGTTCTCGAGGTTAGCGATTGCGAACTCGAGAGCCTGCTTGCGGGTCATCTTCTCTGCCATTTGGCACCTGCTTTCTGCGAGTCTTTCTCGCGGTTTGGGGATTGCCTTTTGCTCTCCCTCTGACAATTAATATAATACGCTCCTTTAGTAGTTCTGTCAATGAGAATTTTGTCTTCATATTTCCTACACATTTGCGGAAAGTCGAACATGTGTTCGGGAGATCTGCCGGCACGAGATGTGGAGTTTTTGTGGAGAACTCCATAACTCCTTGACACTAGCTGTTATTTTTGATAATGCGTCCTGTGTCATGCGAAAAGCAAAATGAAAGAAGTTCTCCATCGCTGTCAAGCAATTCAGGAAGCTCTACTACAGAAATAGTCTCAGGCTTTTCTTTTGCATTGGCTTGCCAAGTAGGATTATACTCATAAGTTGTTACAGTAAGGCCAAGAGTAAGAAACACGTCAGCAAGTTTCTCAGCATTAGCTTTTGCCTGTGCGGCTCTTTCTTCGACGGGTGTAATCTTCTTCTTCTTCTTTCCCATTATGGTGCCTTTCTCTTATGCGGCCACTTTTCCACGATACCAATATAACAGATATAGAGGGTTTGTGCAAGTTCTCCACAAACCCTCCACATTTGCTCTTATTAGAGCTGACGCTCGGTGCAGAACGTGGCGCCCTGAAACTTGACCTGATAGTGGCTCACGTCGGCGCCGTCAGTGAACGGGACGCTATCCTTATGCCACGTCTCGCCAAAAACCTTTTCGGTGACGAGCATTTCTGCAACCTCGCCCTTATTGTACTTGCTAGCCTTGCAAATGGCGTCGAAGTTAGCCTTGGTGCACTTATAGACAACGTTGCCCATTTCCACGATGGTACGCTTTATTGCATTCGTAGGACGGAAACGCAGCGCCGCATATCCGCCGCGCTTGCTAGACGTGCGAGAAAGCGTGGTGAACAGAACAAGCGTTCGGGCGTCCACGTTGTCCATCTTGACAACGTAGAACATACCATCAAGGATAAAGCAGAACATATAGTCGTGGGTGAAAGCAATGCGCGTGTAGCCCTCGCACATGAGAATCTGAATCGTGGTGTCGTTCATGGTGTGCTCCAATTGGTCGTGGCCTTTGGTCAAGACCAATTGTAATGCTTTAGACGCTCAAAAACGGCGAGAATTAACTAATTCACAAAGTCTCCACACAATCTCCACATTTTAGGAAAACAGAACAAACTGTGAAAACTTTGTGAATTTGCAAAAAAGTTCTTGACTTTCTGCGCCGCGTGTGGTAAAATTTTTCGTCCATAAATGGTCGCCATTTCTATTATACCACACTTAAAGAGAAATGTCAAACTCTCAGAGCCTTTTTAAGGGTTCACAAATACTACATAATTACATGCGATAATAAGGTGCCTAACTAAAAAAATACGCCGCGTGAGCCATTCTAAGCCATTCTAAGGCCCTGTAAGTCAAAAGGCTTATTTAAATAAGCAGAATCTTAAAACGCCTTAGAATCGTTCATACAGAAAGTTAGTTTAAGCTAACTTCTTAAACAAAGAAAAAAGGCCTTTCGGCCTTTCTTCCTTTAGCTCTGCACTCGGATAGTGTGCTCCTCGTCCTCCTCGTCATAGTAGTCGAGGATAAGGTCCTCGCCATCGAACAAGTCAACCTGTCCCAGCACCACGTCACCGTGCTCTGCGCGGATGGTCTCAAGGGTCTGGATAAGCTCGGAGATGGTCATTGTCTTGTCCTTTCTGTGTGTGTCCTCCTGACAACACTATTATTACACTCTTTAGGCCGGCCATACGCGAGAACCGCAAAGTGTGTAGTCCCTCCACGTTCTCTACACAATTACACAAAGATCGATCGAGTTACTTTGTTCCTTATTCTAAATGTGTAGGAAAAATGTACAAAGAAAGTTGTTGACTTCTCTTGCGCAGTCTGCTAAAATTTCGGCCGTCCACGATCCGCCGATTACTACAGATACTCTAATAGATAGGTACCTACTACATACATACATAGATACACACACATACATACATAGATACATACACACACATAGATACATACATAGACACATGTGCATGTGTGTGCATGTGCATAGCGTGCATGTGCATAGTACAGACATAGCACACACGGCGAGCCAGCCGCGCCGAGCCAGCCGAGCGGCCTAGCGTGGCGAGCCTAGCAGAGACAAGCGCCGCACACTTAAACCTTTTATCTGTTATCCTCTCTTGGAAAAAGTGCAACTAAAAAGTGGTTAAACTTTTTAGTTAGACCTCAACGAACTCAGTCGTGAAAACGGATTCGTGAATGTTGTAACGGTTTCCGTTTTCGTTCTTGATATTGTAGAACGTGCCCCACTTTGCATACGTGGTAGTGGACTCTACGACAAAGCGACCAGCATAGGCGCGAACATCGACACGGTTCTGGTTGCTGTAGAGGTCGTTGGTGTTGGTGTAGGTTTTCATCGTCTCGCCTTTCTCTTTGTCTTTCTTCAATTAGAGTGTAGCGAATAAACAGGCTTGTGTAAAGACTTTCACAGAATCTACACAACTCAAAAGTCCATGCTTTGCGAGGTTCATCGATGCAACTCACGCAGGCGGATAGTTTAATCTTTTATTCTTGTTGGGCGGGGCGCCATGGTGACCATGGTACGTCGAGCCGCCCGCGCCAAAGCAATTCTCACCATACCTGAACTGAGTTAGAAATGCTACTAGGGGGCACCATTTAGTCCTTTCACGAAAGTTAACCTAGGGTAACACTTTGCCCCGTCCAAAAAAATGTCAAGAGCAATTTTCAATTATGGTTTCGGAGCTATCCACATTCCATCAAGATATTCCCATCCATCATTCCATAGGTCTACAACATCTTCATTCATAGATCCAATCATCCCACAATTATAGCCATGCTTCTGCACATATTTCCAACAATCATCAGAGTTTCCTTTAAAGAAATCAATAATATGTCGCTTATCAGAACTAAAAATCGCCCAAATCATTTTATCTTACCAATCTAGAGTATCTTTAATTCTACGCTGTCTACTAGTTCCCTTATTTAGCTTAGGATCATTAAGACCTACTCCACTAAATTCACTGATCAATTTTTTCTTTGCTGATCCCTTCTTTCCGCCCAGTGTACTTTTAAAACCTTTAGTTAACATTCTTCGTCCCATATTTCCTCCTTTCTCTTTAATTATATTTTACCAAAATAAATTTATTTTGTCGATATAAATTATTTATTTTATTAAAAAATTTTAACTTTTCTAAGAATTCCCCTTGACAACCTCTTAGATATATGTTATACTTTTAGCAAAGGTAAGAAATTTTTATTAAAGGAGGTTTTCCCTTGGAATTAGATTATTCACTTACTACTCCAGAAGAAAGAGTAGCTTATGTAAAAGAGCTTCTCGCCAAAGATAAGAGAAGACGAACCCAAGATGACCTTCCTCTTTACGACAATAAAACCCTAAAAATATTAGCAGATTACATGTTATTTACACACGACCGCAATCAAACTAAAAAAGAACGAGTAGAAAAATATCCTATATTAACCCCCAATAGAGAGTTTACAATTGATAAGAGGCAGGTATCCTATGAAGGTTTAGTTGATAAACTAGAGAATGGTGAAGATGGTATCTACAATCTTATCCGAGTAGATAAAGGTCAAATTCTAGACCCTAAAGACCCTATTACAGAAGAAGATATAGATACTATCCCAGGTCTTAAAGAATGTATGGACGTAATTGTCTCTTTAAAGAATCAACTTACTACTGCATCTAAATATCAACGCAAGCAATTAAATCAAGCTATTATTGATACTTGAAAACAAGCTTATTTAATTAAAGGGTCATTTAACCAAATTGGTAGAATTAAATCTGCATCTCAAATAAAGACTTTAGCAAATATTCCTATTCCAGAAAAAATTTATTTAGATGCGGATAAAATGCCGCATTCAGATATGCCATTATCATTACTTAACCCAGAACATATATCATTCCTTCTTCAATATTATCAAATATTAAAAGAAGAGTCTTGAGAAGATTTACATTCAGATATGCATTGGCATCTAATAGACTTAGAAAATGTAACAGCCAAAGCTTTAGAAGAAAAATATCCTCTTCTTTGATGATTATTAATTTATAAAATAGATGGTTTAACAAATGAAGAAATTCAAGAAAAACTCTATGATCAGTTTGGAGAATGGCATAGTGAACAATATTATTCTACCACTTGACGTAAACGTATTCCTAAATTAATTGCGGATCAATATGCAAAAGATTATGTAGTGTGATATTATACCAATGTAGAAAAAGGTTACTGAAAGAAATGTAGTAAATGCGGCCAAGTTAAATTAGGCCATCCACTATTCTTTGCAAAAAATAGTAGCAAAGACGGTTGATATTCTCAATGCAAAGAATGCAAAAATAATAGCAGAAAAAATAAATAGAAAGGAGGAAGCATATGACAACTGGTCGTAAAATATGCAGTAAATGCGGACGTTCATTAAAAGAAACTGACTTCTTTAAAATGAAAACAGGAGAAAGATGCGACCTTTGTAAAGATTGTCTAACACAATATATTGACAATCGCAATCCTGAAACCTTTCTTTGAATACTAGAAATGTTTGATGTTCCATATTTTGAAAAGAAATGAATTCAAATTGCAAATGATCGTTATCTAAAAGATCCTGCGAAATTTGGACCTAAATCAGTAATCGGAACTTATTTGCGGACAATGAATATGGTTCAATATGCGGATTATACTTTTGCAGATTCTGACCATTTAAAACAGCCAGAAGTAAAAGAAGAACCAGACCCGCAACAAGAAGAAGATTATGAACAAAAACTCCTTGCTCGCTTAGAAGCAGGAGAAATTACGCAAGGTCAATATGACACTCTTACGCACACTAATGCTAAAGATATATCCTATTCAGAAGAAGTTCAATTTGTAGATATGGATGCGGCTGAGCCCTCTACACCGCAAGAGCAGACGCCGCAATATCAAATTTCAGCAACTTATTGAACAGATCAATTAACAGAAGATGATATTAATTATTTAATTCTTAAATGGGGTATGGTCTATACTCCAGAACAATGAATTAAAATGGAAACAATGTATTCTAAATATGCCCAAGAGTACGAACTAAATGTTGACCGTGAAGAAGTTTTAAAGAAAATGTGTAAAACTTCTCTTAAAATGGATGAATGTTTAGACGTAGGTGACTTAACTGGGTATAAAAATCTTGCGGGCGTGTTTGATCAACTCCGCAAAGGCGGTAAGTTTACTGAAGCGCAAAATAAAGAAGATCGTCAACAAGTTCTTTCTTCTATTGGAGAACTAGTACAACTTTGTGAGCAAGAAGGGGGTATAATTCCCAATTTACCACAATTTGATCCAGACCAATATCCGCAAGATAAAATTGATTTTACTATTAAAGATCTTAAAGCTTATAATTATGCTTTAGTAAGTGAAGAGCTTGGTCTTGGTGATCTAATTGAATCTTATATTGAGAAACTTGAAAAAGCTGAAAACACAGAAATTGATTTAAATGCGGGGCTTGTTACTTCTGCGGAAGAAGCTAATAAAGATACGCTTACAGATGAAGAAGCAGAAGAATGAGGTACATTCTTAGATAATGAAATTGAAGCAGAAGCAGAAGCATTAGAAAAATTCTTAGCAGGTGAGATTTAATGGGTCTTAAAGATATTTTAAAGTCATCTAATAAAAAAAGTTTTGAGATGGATGATGATGCAATTAAAGAACATGTGCGGGGTCATTTAGAGGAATATCAAAAAGTAATTGCTTATTGAAGAATGTATCCAGATAAGCTAGTTGATTATTATCTTTCTCTTGGAAATCCTTTTAATTTTAAATTTTATTTTTATCAAAGAATGTTTTTACGAATAATCTTTAGACATAAATATGTATTTGCAACTTTCGTTCGTGCTTGATCTAAATCATTTATTTCTATTATGGCTTTAATGTTGCGGTGTGTCCTTTATCCAGGTGCAAAAATTGCTACGGTTGCTGGTGGCAAGGGCCAATCTGCAGAAATTTTAGGTAGTAAAGTTGATGAAATATGTAAATTAATTCCTGCAATGGAACGTGAAATTATCTGAGACACACGAGGTACTCGAGCTCGAACATCTCGTACTAAAGATACTGTTATTTATACATTTAAAAATGGTAGTTCTCTAGAAAACGTAGCTCAAAGTGAGAAAACTCGTGGACGTCGTTTCCAAAGTTTACTTGCGGAGGAATGCGTTGGTTTAGACCAAGATTTGCTTAATGAAGTATTACTTCCTACTCTAAACGTTGACCGTATGGTTCAAGGTCAAACAGATCCAAAAGAACAGCTTAATAAGAGTCAAATATTTGTTACATCTGCGGGATACAAGGGAACATTTAGTTATGATAAACTTATTCAGCTTCTTTGTATGTCAGTAGCTCGTCCAAAAGACGCTATGATTTTAGGTGGTTCTTGAAGAGTTCCTGTTATGGAAGGCTTACTTAGTAAAAATTTCGTGCGGGACCTACGAGAAGACGGCACATTTAATGAAGATTCTTTTGAACGTGAATATGAATCACACTGGTCTGGCGATGTAGAATCTGCTTTCTTTAATTCAGAAAGATTTGACCGCAATCGCCGCATTAATTTACCTGAATGAAAATATTCAAATAAGACTTCTAAAGATGGTTACTATGTAATGGGTGTTGACGTTGGTAGATTTGGTTGCTCTACAGAGGCAGTTATTATCAAAGTTACTCCTAGCTCTGGAGACATTCCCCGCAAACGAGTTGTTAATATTTATAGTTTTGAAGAAGAGCATTTTGGTATGCAAGCTCTTAAATTAAAACGTTTATTCCAACAATATCATTGTAAAGTTGCGGTCATCGACGGTAACGGTCTTGGTGCGGGTCTTGTTGATATGCTAACAATGGATACTGTTGATCCTGACACTGGTGAAACACTTTATAATTGGGGCGTAATGAATGATGATGATAATCATTACAGAAATATGAAAACAGAAAATACTATTTATGAAGCTATGTATGTAATGAAAGCTAATGTAGCTCTTAACTCAGAAATGTATTCATATACTCAATCAGAAATTAATGCGGGCCGCGTGTTATTCCTAATTGACGAGACAACAGCTAAAAACAAATTAATGTCGCAAGCTCAAGGTAAGAAAATGTCTCAGTCTCAACGTGCGGATTATCTAATGCCATTTGTTCAAACTTCTATTTTAAAAGAACAAATGGCTAACTTAATTACGGATAATGAAGGTGCAAATATTATTTTAAAGCAGAATTCAAAAAAGATTAAAAAAGATAAGTTTTCTGCTCTTATTTATGGTTTATATTATTGCAAATTACAAGAAGACCGTTCAAAGAAAATTAAAAAACGTAACATAAAAGACTTTATGTTTTATAATTAAAATTTGGGGTCAAAATTAAAAATTATATATTGCACAGATTTATATTTAATTGAATAAATATTTTAACGTTAGGGGTATATTATGATGAGTTCTACAATGGAAATTAAAATCCATAATATTTTAACAGATTATGATATACCTTTTGAAGAAGAATATGAATTCGACGATTTAATTGCGTCTAGTGGCAGACATTTAAGATTTGATTTTGCCGTGTTTACGGAAGATGGAGAGCTTGAATTTTTAATTGAAGCTCAAGGGAGACAACACTATGCCGCAGTAGGCAAGTTTGGTGGGCAAAAAGGTGTTGAACGGCAAAAATATAATGATATGCAGAAGCGCAAATATTGTTTAGAGCATAATATAAAATTAATTTGTATTCCTTATTATGATGAAGCAAAATTATCTTATGATTATATTATGCGAGCGGCTGGGTATTAAGGAGGTCGAATATTGAGTGATACAAAAGATTTTCGTTTAATTACCTCAGAAAACTCAACACGGTCTCCGCGCGATTTTAATAAAATGAGAATTGACGGAAAGCTTTATCGTGATGATGTTATATTAAAAGCTTCTGAGTTTGCTGGCGGTAAAACCCATTCTCATAAAATCAAAAAACATGAAGTAATGAGAGCTTTAGAAAATAATGATATAAAAGAGCTTCGTACTATTTCTAATTATTTTTTTGTTAAAAGTGGTATTTATTCTCGTCTTTGTCGTTATATGGCTTACTTATATAGGTATGATTGGATGATAACTCCCATTCGATATGATGATAAAGTAAAAGATGAAAAAGTCATTGAAGGTTGATTAAAAGCAAATGCTTTATTAGATAATAGTCGATTAAAAAAGACATTTGGAGAAATTGCTCTTAAAGTGCTTCGCAATGGATGCTATTATGGATATAAAATACAACAGAAAGATGGTTGCTTTATCCAAGAGCTTCCTGTTGATTATTGTCGTTCTCGTTATAAATTAAATAATGATCATATTATCGAATTTAATATCAAGTTTTTTGATGACAAATTTAAAGATACAGATTATCGTATTAAAGTTTTAAAAATGTTCCCTAAAGAATTCCAACAAGCTTATATTAAATATAAGCATGGAACTCTAGATGAAGATTATTCTGGCTCTGGTAGGGGATGATTTGCTTTAGATGCAGGAGCTGCAATAAAATTTAATTTAAATAATTCAGATATTCCATTATTTATTTCTATTGTTCCTAAATTAATTGATCTTGAAGATGCTCAAGATTTAGATAAGCAAAAAATGGAACAACAGCTTCTTAGATTAATTATCCAAGAGATGCCAATTGATAAAAATGGTGATTTAGTATTTGACGTAGATGAAGCTCGAGAACTTCATAAAAACGCTGTTGAAATGCTAGGCAAAGCAATTGGCATTAATGTTCTTACTACTTTTGCTGATGTTAAAGTTGAAGATTTATCTGATCACAGTAATGAATCCGCGGCAGATCAGCTCGAGAAAGTGGAAAGAACAGTTTATAATGAAGCAGGCGTAAGTCAAATGCAATTTAATACAAGCGGTAACTTAGCGCTTGAAAAATCAATTGCAAATGATGAAGCAACTATGCTTGATTTAGTCCTTCAATTCCAAGACTATGCGGAATCTTTATTAAAAACATTTAATAAGAACGCAAAACGTCTAGTATATAAGGTACAAATGTTACCTACAACTGTTTATAATTATAAGGATCTTTCCAAGCTCTATAAAGAACAAACTCAAATTGGTTTTTCAAAACTACTTCCACAGATTGCTCTTGGGCAATCTCCAAGTACAGTTTTGGCTACCGCTATTTTTGAGAATCAAATGATGGAGCTTGCTGAGATATTTACTCCTCCACAGATGTCTTCTACAATCAGCAAAACTCAACAGTCTGGTGGCGCTGAGAAAGAAACGTCTGCGGGCGAGCAAGGTGGACGCCCAGAGCTTTCACCGGATGAAAAATCTGATAAAACAATCGCAAACGAAGAGTCTGAGGGTTAATAGAGAGGAGGTAAGATGGCATTAAAAAATAAATCTGAGGTAAGCATGATTCAGGGTCCTGAGTTTATTAATTTACAACCCCTTGATATTAACCCTTTAATGTCGAAATGCGAGATTAAAGTTTTTTATCTGGGTCGCAATCGCAATGGTTCTTATATTAATCGCGAAACTGCAACAGACATGGCAAAAACTTTACGTGGTACGCCTATTGTAGCAGCGTTTAATAAAGAGAAGAAAGATTTTGGTGATCATGGGCATATAATGCATATTGAGGATGGTGAATTAACCTTTTCTTGCAAAACTATTCCCTATGGTTTTGTTTCGCCTGATGCGGAAGTTTGATTCCAGAACTTTGTTGATACAGATGAATTTGGTAATCAAGTTGAACGCACTTATTTAATGACAACTGGTTACTTATGAGTCGGTCAATTTGAAGAACTTACCAAGGTACTTCGCGATGGTCAGCCGCAATCAATGGAACTAGATGATGCAACTCTAGAAGGTCATTGGGCAACTGATAATAATCTTGGTGTAGATTTCTTCATTATTAATGATGCGACTTTTAGTAAGTTGTGTATTCTTGGGGATGATGTTGAACCTTGTTTTGAAGGCGCTTCGGTTACATCTCCAGAGGTAAGTAAGAACTTCACTCAAGGCACGGAGTTCCAACAAACCTTATTTACGATGATGAACGATTTACAAACAGCGCTCAATAGTAAAGGAGGGTTGAACATGTCTGATGAAAATGTTAATCTAACAGAAGAATCTGCGGAAACTGTAGAAACTGAACATGCACTTGAAGAAAATGCAGTTGAAGAAACTCCTACAGAATTTGTAGAGGAAACTGTAGATAATACTGACGCTGTTGTTGAGACAGTTGAAGAAACAGCTAATGAGGAAACCACTTCCGAAGAGTTTACTCAAGAAGAGGTCAAAGACAAGGCCGAGACCAAAGAAGAGCAAACTCAATTTACCCGTACGGAAGAGGAATATGCGGCTTTAGCTAGCGAGAATGAATCTCTTCGCGCAGAGATTGCAGAACTTCGTGAGTTTAAGCTAAATATTGAAAATGAAAAGAAAGATAAATTAATCTCTTCTTATCATATGCTTTCTGATGAAGACAAAGCTGACGTTATTAATCACAAGAGTGAATATAGCTATGACGAAATCAAGGCTAAATTAGCTGTTATTTATGTTGAGAAAAATGTTAACTTTGACATGATTGATGGTCAAGAAGAAGTTGAACCTGAGACAACTCCTACTATGACTTTCTCTCTCGACGAAGAAGCATCTGAGAGCGTTCCTGCTTTCCTTGAAGCACTTCGTCAAACTAAAAATTTCTAAAGTAAAAGGAGGAATGTAATGGCGATTACATTTAAACGAGATGGCTATGGCCAAGTTGAGCCTAACCACCTTTCTGCTCCTCGTGACGGTCGTGTTTATGCACAGCTCCCTGCTGCTGATGATATTACCATTCTTGAAAATGGTCAATTTGTAAAGTATGACTACGCTGCTGGCGAGGTCAACTTTGATGGTGCAGGTGCATGGATGCTTGTTTATAACGAGGAAAAGCTCTATGATGAGCGTCATCAGATGCACAAAGATTGGGCACAAAAGGTAGAAGATTCTTATGATGGTAAGATCTATCCTCGTGTCTTTGGTATTGTTGCTGGTGATATTTTTACTACTAATACATTTAAAGATAATGAAACTTTAGCAGTTGGCGACGACGTTGTTCCTGGTACTGACGGTTTCTTAACCGCTGGCAAGAATGGCGATGTTGTATTCCGTGTTGTCAAGGAGTATACACTTCCTGATGGTCAGCCTGCTGTTAAACTTCAATGCATTAAGGCTTAATGAAGGGAGGATGTAGAATGGAATACAAAGATCTATTATCTTTAGCTCGTATTGCTCTTAAGGCAGATCCTGCGGCCCCTACAGCCTACGCCTTCGGTGACGAGAAGTATACTCTCGACCAAGTTAACGCCGCTCTTGCTACTGAGTTTAAGAATTTAGCTGGTACTTATAGAGATTATTGTGAAAACAAGAATCTTATTTTCCGTTTAATTGAGCAAACAATTGACGAGGTTTTACCTGCTCGTGTTGAGTCTCAATATGCTCAATTTGCTGAGGTTCAGACTATTGCTCAAGGTGATAAGGCTGTCTTCCGCACTCGTATTACTGAGTCTGCTCGTAAGCGTGCCAAGACTTTCGTTACTCGTGTTGGTCTAGCTGGTCGTTACGAAGTCTTCATGCTTGACGGTAAGTCTGTTACCGTTGAGACTGCTGCTATTGGTGGCGCTGCTCGTATTGGCTTCGAGGAAATGCTTGATGGTCGCATTCAATTCTCTGAGCTAATTGACCTTGTTATGGAAGGCATGGACGAGTATATCTATCGTGAGATTGCTAAAGCTCTCGCTGCGGTAGTTGCTGCTCTTCCTGCGGTTCAGCGTGCTGAGGTAGCTGGCTTCGATGAGGCTACAATGGACGAGCTTCTTGCTATTGCTGATAGCTATGGTAAGGCTTCTATTTATTGTACTTTCGAGTTCGCTGCTAAGATGCTTCCTCAAACCAATTGGGTTTCTGATGATATGAAGAACCGTCTATGGGCTGATGGTTGGCTTGGTAATTATAAGGGTCATAATGTAATTATTCTTCCTCAATCTATGGTTGATGAAACTAATATGGAGAAAGTTATTGATCCTGCTCAAGCTTATATCTTCCCTGTTGGCCAAGATAACAAGCCTGTAAAGATTGTCTTTGAAGGCCCCACCGCGGTTCGTACTGTTGAGGATAATGATGACTGGAGCCAAGACTTCCAAACCTATAAGAAGTTTGGTATTGCCACTTTCTTCACCAACTTTATCTTCAGTTATCGTAACACTGAGCTTAAGAAAGCTAGTCGTTTACATAATCTTCCCACCGACGAGCCCGAAGGCGCTACTGGTGAAACCGGTAATTAATAAGATAAATTAATTTAAATGGAAAAGCATGCGGCATATACAGGTACAAGAAACTTATATGATTCAATGGAAACTGCAGCTAAGTCACTTATTGCGAATAGCTCAGTAGATACAGTTCATTTTTTCATTGAAGATAATAATTTTCCGCATGAACTTCCAGATATAATTCAATGTCATAACGTAAGTGGACAAAAGTTTTTTCCTAAGAACGGCCCCAATATGACAACACAATTCACTTATATGGCCATGATTAGAGTTTGTTATACTCAATTATTACCAGAAGTTAGTAGAATACTTCAACTTGACGTAGATACTATTTGTGTAAGAGATATTGATCCTATTTGAGATTTTTTAAGAAAAGATGATTGAGTCGCAATGGTGGAAGAAACATTGTCCACTTACAAACCATACGGTCCATTGTATTATAACGCGGGAGTTGCGTTATTTGATTTAGATAGAATGCGTGAATTTAAAAAAGATGAAAAATTAATTCATTTTTTAAATACTAAAAAAGTACCCTATGTAGATCAAGATGCAGTAAATTATTTCGCTAGTCATGTTTCTAGGATTCCTGTTTGTTATAATGAAACTAAAGTTACCGGTTATACCGATTCACCCGCAATTGTACATTTTGCAGGATATAAAGATTGACAAAATTCAATCAAAGTTCCACGACGTGAATATATAAAAAAATATAAAGAGATGGATTGAGAAACAGTTTTAGAAGAACATTCAAAGAGAGTACAATAAAATGAAAATTTTAATTGCAGTTCCAACTTTTGAAAACATTACGCCAGATACTTTTAAATCTATTTGAGATTTAGATAAAGGTGATAATGAATGTTCTTTTAATTTTGTACGAGGATATGATTGTGCAACTGCACGTAATAAAATTGCACAATTAACATTAGATGGTAGTTATGATTATGTATTCATGATTGATAATGATGTAACTCCTCCAAAAGATGCTCTTCTCAATCTTCTTTCTCATAATGTTGACGTTGTAAGTGGTTTTTATATGCGTAGATATTTAGATGACCAAACTTTAAATAAAACTTGTGTATATAAACTTAAAGATGAACATAATAAATTATATTTTAATTATTCTAAAGAAAGTGCATATACTAAAGAAGAATTAATAAAACTCTATAATGATAATAAATATTTAATAAAAATTCATGGTGGAGGAATGGGATGTATTCTCATTAAAACTTCTGTTTTTAATAAAATTAGTTATCCTTGATTTGATTGAGTAAATTATAATAATTCTCATAGAGGAATATTATCAGAAGATTTATTTTTCTGTGAACAACTTCGTAAAAATGATATTCCTTGTTATGTTGATACACGAGTTGGATGCGGTCATTTAATTAGAAAAATTGAAACTTGTAAAGTTTAAATATTAATAAGGAGGGAGCATTTAATTTAGTGCTTCCTCTTTTTTCTTTAAAAAGAGATAAAAGGAGATAGAATGAGTATGTTACAAGATCATGTACTAGTTCCAGTACGTAATATGGTAAATCATAAAGTGGTTTATAAAATTCCAGATCAAAATCGCCGCGTCGTTTTTGAACCTTTCCAAGAGAGAAAGGTAAGCGCAGGAGAGCTTCGTGGATTACACTACACCGTTGGTGGAGAAGCCTTAATCCATGACTATTTATGCGTAAAGAATGATGATTTAAGAGAAGAGTTTAATATTCCTAAAGATCAAATTGAATATGATTGAGAATTAAAAGACATTAAACATATTCTTTTAGATAATAATGCATCAATTGAAGCTTTACAGGATGCATTAGATTTTGCTCCTGAAGGCATTCGAGAAATGATTATTGATTATGCAGTTATTTGGAAAATTCCCGATACCAATCGTAGAAAAGTTATTACTCAAATGACTGGTATTGATATAAATAAACAAATTGAATTTGCGGAAATAAACGAGAAAGATCAATCTCAACAAGAGGCTCCTTCTCATCGTCGTGTTAATTCTACTAAACCTGTTAGAACAGGACGCCGTGTAACCCAAGGTTAATTAGGAAGGAGGTCAAAATGTCAGATACTTCTTCCTTTACTTCTTTTGAAGAAATGTATGATTTCTTCCTTGCGGGGATCACAGATGATATGTTTATGGAAATGACAAAAGAAGATACAGAAGCTTTATTAGAAGAAATTTTAATGGCTGCGATTCCACATTTTGAGTTTCCAAGAAAAAGTCTTTTTGATTTAGATTTAGAATCAAAAACTTTTACTGTAAAGTTAACTCAAGAAGAGATGATGATTATTCGTCAATATATGATTAGTGAATGATTAGGTTATCAATTAGCTAATATTGACTTAGTTCGTCAAAAATATAGTGGAAGCGATTTTAAATTTACTTCACAAGCAAGTCACATTAAACAATTAGCTGTCTTAAAGAAAGATTATGAGACAAAAGGTTTCCATTTACAAAGACTCTACAATCGTCGCAAAAAGCGAGAAGGCGGAGGATATGGTTCTACTTTTGCTAGAATTATGGACACATCTGATACACAGTACTATGATTAGTGTATATAATATAGATATAGATGATAAAGCAATTGATAAAAATCTAGTTAGATTACAATCTCAAATTTTTAAACTTCTGCCTATGCGGGAAGAAAATCAAGAATGAGGTAAACCTTTAGAAACAATAATTCTTGAATTATTAGGAATGCAAGGTTTATTTTCTAATTTAGAATATTTAATTGCTTTAGTATGTAAATTACAAGGTTTAATTGAAATGAATGACGAAGCTGATTTTATGCTTTATCGTAGAACAATCTTTGAATGTTGTGGATTAATAGATAAAATAAGAACCTATTTTAATCAATAATGAGAGGATTTAATTAAAATGTATTATGAAGATCTTGATGGCCCGGTTTCTTCTAAACTATATGATACTTTAAAATGGCTTGGTCTTATTGGCTGCTATCTTCTTGCTCTTATTTTAGGGATATGTGGTCCGGCTTGAGGACTATCAAACCCAACTCACTCAATGTTAATTGTTAATATAGTAGGGTTATCAATTGGTCTAATATTAGCATTTAATCAAGCATTAGTTACTTCAGAAGAAGAAAACAAAGAAAATCCTTCTAAATAAGAAAAGAAAGGGGGGTTATGTCTTATAAAACTTTAGCTGCGCGTTTAGAGTATCAAGGTGGAAGCGCATTGGGCAGAATTAATCAACAAAAATTAAATAGTTTGCGGGCTGCATTAAAAAATGATTATAATTCTCGCCTTATAAAAACCCCTCTTTGTGATGCTTGGCCCGCATTAATTAATTTAAATAATTTAAAACCAGATTATGATAAAAAAATCTTATCTGTTGAATATGATGCCGGTCTTGAAGCTGGCGATGTTTTTGAAATATTAGATGACTGTACTCACTGAATGGTATATCTTCCTATTTTAACAGAAACAGCTTACTTACGTTCAGAGATTATTCGTTGTAGATATACTATTACGATTGATGATACTGAATATTGAATTTATTTTCAAGGCCCGACAGAGACAGATATTCGTTGATTTCAAAAACGCGGAATCAATATTAATGAATTAAATCTTTCTGGTACTATTTTTATAAAATTAAATAAACAAACTCGTGAATTCTTTGAACGTTTTACTCATATTAAAGTTGATGGACATATTTGAGAAGTGCAAGTTACAGATAGTATTTCTGTTCCAGGCATTCTTGAGATAGAAGTTCAAGAATATTATGATAATCCAATTGCGGAACTTCCAGAAATTAAAAAAGCTGATGATATTGAATCTGTTATCGTTGGTGAAACACTAGTCCCGCAAGATTCTACCATTGGATATTATATTCCAAAAACTTATTTACAAAGTTCTTACTCTTGGTCTGTAAGTGGTAATCCAAGAGTCGAAATTGTAGAAATAATGAATAATGGAAATATGTGTAAAGTTAGAATTCATGATGGTGCGATAGGTACTTACACTATTAATTATGGTGAGTATAGTTTAGAAGTAACAATAGATTGGCAAAGAGAATATATTACTGGACCAGATACAGTTGCTCCATATGGTATTTATACTTATGAAGCTGATGGTATATTTAGTGTAGACTCTCCTTTAGTTCGTATTAATTCTCAAGACGGTACTAAGTGCGAACTTGAAGTATTAACTGGCCGCAAAGGCAAGTTTACTTTGACATGTGTTACTGAAGATAATGAGACTTATACTTTACCTGTTACTATTGGATCATTTACAGGAGATAAAAATGAAAAAAGCATCGGTATTGTTAGCTAATAATTTTAAATCTACCTTTCTCTCCTGCGAAACAGATCAAGAAACTATTTGAAGGCGGCTTTTTGTTGAAAGCCGCCCTTATTCTGATAAATTAAAAAGACTTTTAGTTCTTAATGTTGCGGATTGTCTTGATGATTCACAAGTACAATATCAAGAAATGATTAACCAAATAAATCTTCAAGATTTAAAAGATAAACAATATCTTAAAAATGTTCCTAAACTTGAATTTGGAGAACATGAAGAAGTTAAAGCATATATTCTTTTAGAGTTTGATGATTTTATTCCAACAAGTAATCCGCAATATCGTGATTGCACTATTACTTTTTCAATTATTTGTCATTTAGATTATTGGGAATTAGATGACTATAAACTTCGTCCATATCAGATTGCGGGATATATTGATGGTATTTTAAATGGAACTAAACTTTCTGGTATTGGTACTCTTCAATTTATGGGCGCAAGTGAAATTGTAATGAACGAATATCTTGGTGGTATTGTTTTAAGATATATTGCAACACATTCTAATGCAGATGATAGTTCAAATCTTGATCCTACACTACCTTCATATCAGGACTTAAATGGTTCTTATTAATAGGTGTGTTGTTTTATGAGTATACAAGGAGATAAAACAAAATTAGGATTAGTTCTTTCTGGGCAGCCTCTGCCTTTAGAAAGTGCAAATATTTTTGTTACGCAACCTAAGATAAAAGATATAGTGTTATTTGGTGAAAATGATTTTTTATCTGCGGTTCAAATGTTAACAAAAATGGAAGATTTTGTTGATATGATAAAAAAGGGTAATATTGAGTTAGAAATCATATCAGATTTTCAATTATTAATGACGATGATCAATCAAGATGAAACAGTAAAATCATTAATTTTAAATCTTTTTACTTTAATTTTTCCAGATTATAAAGTCAATATTACAGAAAATTCAATAGACTTTTTATTAGAACAAGATGATATGAATAAAATTGTAGGGCGAATTCATTCTTTTAATTTTGAAGATTTTCAAATTATATTAAATGATGCTTTTCTTCCACATATAGAAAATGAAAGAGAACCAGATTATAACCCAGTTAATGATATGGCAAAAAAAATTGCAGATAAAATTAAAGCTGGACGAGAAAAAGTGCATGCTATGCAAGCACAAGTCGAAGGTCCTCGATCAATTTTTTGTGATCAATGTTCTACTTTAGCTGTAGGTATGCAGATGGATATAAATATATTTTTTAATTATACGCCATTTCAGCTATACGATATTTATAGAAGGTATTTTGAAAAAACAAAATCTGATTTTTATACACGGGTTTCTACTATGCCTTTTATGGATGTTTCAAAAATGGAAGAACCTCTTGATTGACAGCGTTCATTATATTAATTCTCTCTAAGCCTTGATAGAGTGAATATAAGAGATATTAAATAGGAGCGCGAACCTAAATAATATCAAAAAAGGAAAAGACTGTATACAATTTTTTTCTGTCCGTTTTTTAAAAGACAAAGGAGGTCCGCTTATGCGAATGGGTGTACGCGAGATCTGTGATGTTGTCTTCCGTCCTCTAACCGCTGTTGATATTGGTAATCAACACTTTGATGCTGGTCAGCCTGTTCTTTATCTTGATACAGCTAAGACAAGTTCTCTTGAGGGCGCTTCCACCACAGTTTATGCTCAAGGTGGTAAAGGCAATCCCCGTCTAATTGGTTGGGACGGCGAGAAGACTGTAACATTCACTGTCGAAGATGCTTTAATTTCTCCCGTTAGTTTCTCCATGCTTTCTGGTGCTGGTATTGTTAAGGGTCGTAAGGCTCAAGGTAATGATGCTGGTCAGAAGATCTATACTCACCAAGTTTATGATCTAGTCGTTGAGACTGCCAATGACAAGTTCTTCGTTGAACTTCCTGCGGATGTTCGTAATGGTGAGACAATCGTTGTTTCTAAGGAAGCTCCTATTTATGCTACTGTTTTAGACAGCGCTGGTGGTCCTAAGACCTTCCTTTCTGCTATTAAGGCTGCGGAAATCTTTACAGATAAGGCCCTTAGTACTGCTGTTACAGTTACTAATAGCGAGATTCAACTTGAAGCTGCCGATCCTGTTTACTTCCAGATTTCTGATGTTGACGCTACCAACTATACCGATACCCAAGTAAAGGGCGGCAACACTGTCCGTATTGACTGCTATACAGTTCACACTGATGGTGCTCAAGAGATTCAGATTGATGCTGAGAGCTTTGGTGGCTATTACTACATTGAAGCTGACACTCTCTTCCGTGACGAAGTTACTGGTCAGGATTTACCTGCTCAATTTATCATTCCTCGTGGTAAGATTCAGTCCAACTTCACCTTTACAATGGCCAACTCTGGTGATCCTTCCACATTCACCTTTACCATTGACGCCTTCCCCGCTTATACTAAGTTTAATAAGTCTAAGAAGGTTATGGCCGCTCTCCAGATCGTTGATCCTACTGAGGCTGGTGGACACAATTACGAGGATAAGACTGTTCTTGGTCACGCCAATCGTAGTCAAGGTGCCGATATTTATGGCGAAGGTGTAACTAGCACCGCGGCTGCTGATAATCCTTACACTAACAGTATCTTTGATACTGCAGTAAGTGGCGCTGAAGGCGAATCTGGTGCTGAAGGCAAATCTGGCGAGTAAAATTATCGCACATAATAACGGGAGACCCTTATAGTCTCCATAATGAGGGGTACCTTTGCGGGTGCCCCTCTTTTTTATTAGAGATTTTAGGGGGTGAAAATTTTGGGATCTTTAGATAGATATATTAAAGGCAATACATCTTATAAATCTGCCGCAATTGATGGTTTATCTGCTTTTTATACAGATACAGATGATTCTCCACCAACATTATTACAAAATTCTAAAGATCAAATTCTAACAGATTTTTTACATGCTTTTAAACAAGCGCAAGGTGCCAGTATGGATCCAAGGATTAAAAGTATGAATAAAGCTCAATTAAAAGCTCTTCTTTCTGAGTGAAATAGCGTTGATAAACAAGGTATTGGAGCAATGTTAAGCGATGAAATGGCAACAGAGCTTCAAAAAAATATCTTAACAGGTAGAGACATAGGCAAAGATATAGAAGCCATTAGAACCTCAGAAGGAGCAGATGTAGAAGGACCTGCAAGTATAGGCGCAGAGGTTGTTCAAAAAGAATTGGATAAAGTAAAGAATATTTTAGGCGGATATATAGATATATTACAGAATGGTCAAGATAATTTATTATTAATGAAAATAGTATCTTTATATCAAGAAGCTGGTGGAAAAATTTCTGATACAGATTTAGCTAAATATAATGGCTTGACTTTAACGAATACTGATACAGCTTTAAATATAGGAAAAGTTAGTAAAGCTTTGGATGATTTAGCTAATAGAATTAGTGAATTACAAGGAATGTCTTTATCAGAACCAATTTCATCTTTTTCTAAAATCACTAGTAGTATTAAAAAAGATTTTAATCAAATTGGCTCAGAAGGTATACATGAATCACTTGGTGCTCATAGTGCTAATGTTGTTGGAAAAAGAATTAATGACATGTTAGAGCCAATTTTACCAAGTAACTTATTTAAAGGATCTTCATGGACTATTATTTCTGAATCTAATATGGCTGGTAATACCGGGCTTGCTGGCACGAAAATGAGTGGAAAACAACAAAAAGATGATATTATTATAACCTGAACAGATGGAACATATACTATTAATCTGCCAGTAACAATGAAAGCTAGATATTCTGCAGCAAATTATAATCCAAAAATGTCTCGTAATATATTTGGAACTTTAACCCCTCAAAGCATTAACTTAGGTGAATTAATAGATATGAATTATAGTTCTAAAACTCCTCTTGAAAAAGCTTGAAATACCTGGCTATCTGGTAAAGAAGGAGCTTATACTTCTTATATCGGGGCAGATAAAGATTCAAAATATCCTAATTTAGTTAGTAATTGAGAAGATTTTAAAGAAGCTGCTAAATATACTGCTTTATTTAGAGGATTGGTTGGCACCGGAGTTAACAAAGATTTTTCTGCTTTGTTAATAGTAAATTCTACTATTTTTAGCGTTTATGATATTTTAGAGCAAGCTGATACTCCAAAAATTATAAGATGATCTGGATATACAGGCCCTCCACCTAGTTTCATTGAAATAGCAAATAGTGTTACTGGTAATTATTCAAAAGGGAATTGACCTGAAGATATACATGATACGACTAAACATCAAGAAATTATAAATCGTTGATATAGTAAAAAATACGCTATAGAAATTCAATTATCTAATCTTAGCGCAATTTTACGATAATAAAATCTTGACAAAAATAGAAAATTATGCTATACTTAAATAGTAAATATATAAGAGACAAAAGGAGTTGATTATGATTAACTTAGAACAAGTCAAAAATTGTCCTTTAACTTCTCAAGAGATGTATGACATGATTAATTCATGTATTGAAGCCGCAGAAGATAATGGATTTCTTAATCAGTTTGTATTTGAACGTGCATTAGTTTGTCACGAAATCCTTAATCTAATTGAGGATTTAGACGATCTCGCGGGATCTCGCGTTGCAGAGAATCCACTTACTGCATTTGATCAGTTCCTCGAGCAAGGGCAGGTTGATGAATTAATTGCTAATTATAAAGATACTGTCGAGTACGTAGGACAGGTTGCCGCACAATATTTTGAAGATTATGAAGAGTATCTTCTTTCTATTGGAGGAGTGCTTAATAAAGCTGAAATTTTTAGTTCAGAAGTTCTTCAGAATATGGCAGGACAAGTACAAAATTTAACAACTAATCAAGATATTAAAGAAGCACTTAGAATTGCAGATGAATGGGGAATGAATAGAGTTCCTCCAAAAGCAGAAAATCCTGTAGATTCTAAGGAAGTTTTAGATAGTTTATTTACGTAAAAGAAAAAGACCCTATGGCTTTGTGCTGTAGGGTCTTTTTTTATTATCTTTATATAATGTTTTTTATTTAATAATAGATATTGTTATCTCTAAAGGAGATATAAGGATTACATTTCCGAGAGGAAGGTGAAATAATTAAATGAAATATTCTAATAGTATTGAATACAATATTTCTACTAAATTAGATAAATCTGGTTTAACTCAACTTCAAACTCAAATTAAACAAGTTGAATTAACGATGCAACAAATGGCTAATAAGGAATTAATATCTGGGTCAAAGGTTGAAACTGCACGTGAACAGTTGCAAGGTTTAAGTAGTGCTTTAACTAAAGCTTTTAATCCTTCTCTTGGAATATTAGATTTAAGTAAATTTAGGGCGGAATTAACAGAATCTAAAGTTACAGCTCAAGGATTGCAAACTGCTTTTAGTTTAACTGGCGCGCAAGGAGCTCAGGCATTTGGGACTTTAGCTCGACAAATTGGTAATTTTAATAGTGGTTTTGAAAGAACAAGTTCTGCATTAGATAAAATGTATGTTACTTTTCAAAATACATTTCGTTGAGGCTTAATTTCTAGTTTTTTTAGTCAATTTATGAATGCAATTCATAGTTCAGTTGAATATGCAAAAGAATTAGATGATTCATTAACTCAAATTATGCTTGTCACGGATTATAGTCGTGATAGTATGAATGAATATGCTAAAGCAGCAAATGAAGCAGCGAAAGCTGTAGGTCAAACTACTGTAGGTATGACTAATGCTTCATTAATTTTTGCTCAGCAAGGGTATGATTTAGACCGGTCTCAGCAATTAGCCACTTTATCTGCTAAACTTGCAAATGCTTCTCAGCAAGATACTGCGGCGACTTCTGATCAGATTACCGCATATATGAATGCGTATGGACTCCAAGATAATATGGAAGAACTTGCGCAAGCGATGGATAATTGAGCATTAATTGCAAATATTTCTGCAGCTGATGTTGAAGAAATTGCGGTGGCATCTCAGCGTGCTGCATCAATGGCTAATGCTGTTGGTGTTAGTGGAGAAGCGCTTGCTGCACAAATTGCTACAATTGAGTCTGTAACTCGAGAAGCGCCAGAACAAATTGGTAATGGTCTTAAAACATTATATGCTCGTTTTTCTGATTTACAATTAGGTAAAGAAGATGAAGATGGTATTGGTCTTGGTAAAGTTACTTCTACTCTTCAACAAATTGGAGTTCAGGTATTAGATTCTCTTGGTAATGTCCGTAGCATGGACGATATCATGGAAGACTTAATGGCAATTTGACAAGATCTAGATGATACTACTCAAGAAGCTGTTGCACAAACATTAGCAGGTAAACATCAAGTTAACCGTTTTACCGCTTTAATGGATAATGCTGATATGTATCAAGAATATCTTGGAGCTACTGGTGAAAATGCTTCTGGTACTCTTGAACAAATGAATCAAGAATATATGGACTCTTTACAAGGTAGAATGGCTACTTTGCAAGCTACTTTAGAAGGTTTATTTAATGATGTATTTACTACAGATATGGTTTATCCATTAATTGATGTTTTAACTAAATTAGCTGAAGCTATAGATACATTATTTAAATCCGTAGGCGGCGGACCAACTATTATTCTTGGTTTAGCATCTGCTTTTATGAAATTATTTAGTACAAATATAGCACGAAGTATTAATGATATATCTAGTAATCAACAGATTGCAAATATTAGGAAATCTAATTTAGCAAATATTCAAGGAACTTTAGAACAAACAGGATTAAATAATACAGGAGTTGGTCAATTTATTCAGGCTGGAGCAAATCGAGCTAATGTAATGAATAATGAGCAATATCGAGATTATTCTGAACAGTTAAATAATTATATTGGGGCAACAGAAAATGCTATAAACGCTAATCAACAATTAGAAGATACTTATATGGCAGTCGCAGCTGCTGCGGGTATGGCGTTTAAAGAAAAAAATTTAATTTTTAAAGAAGATGATGATAGTTTTAATCTTTCAAATTTATTAGATACATTAAATGCAATAGATAATAAAGAATTAACCAAAAAATTTAATGAAATTGATTTTAGTTCTGCTATAAATGACGTAGAAAATTTTTCAAAATCTTTAAGTAATTTAGATGTTATTATGCAGCAAGTAAAAGAGCAAGGTGTTCCTTCTAAATACGCTGATTTAGATAAAAGTTTAGCGAATGCAACTACAAGTCTTAAAACTTTACATGATCAATATATTATAACAGATGATGAATTTACAAGATCACAAGAAATTTTACAAAGAGTATCAAAAGAATTACAAGATAGTGGAATAGTTTCAGAAAGTACATCAAAAGATTTTGAACAACTTAATATTAAAATGGCTCGTTTTTCTGAAATATTAAAAAATCTTACACCAGAAATTTTGTCAAAAGGACCTGCAGCGATTCAAAAAGCAGTCAGAGATGCTGTTTCTGCTGCAAAAATAGAAAAAATTAATGAAGATTCATCTACAGGGTTTATAAAAAATTTAGATAAGCAAATTAATATAGATAATATTGTAAAAACTACCACCGCTTATGGTCAATTAGCTTTTGCTATTCAGTCTATTCAAAATTTAGGATCGGTTTGAGCTAATGAGGATTTAAATCTTTGAGAAAAACTTCTTCAAATGGCCACAAATCTTGGAGCGGTAATTCCTTCTATTATTAGTGCTTTAAAGTCTTTGACGGGTATATCAAATCTTAAAGAAGCTTTTTCTAGTTGAATACATTTTGATGATATTCAAAAAACAGCTATTGCAGCAGCTCAATCAAGCAAAGCAGCAGAAGATGCCCTTATTGCAGCAAAAGAAAGATTAACAGTGCAATTACAAAAACAAAAAGCGGCAGAAGAAGCTGTGGCAGCTGCAAAAGAAAAAGATAATATTACAACAAAAGAATTAAATTCTCTTGAAAGAGAGTATTCTGCTCAAATTGTTGGAGTTCAAACAAGCAAAAAAGCACAAGCTCAAGCTCATAAACAAGCTGCTAAAGCAAAAGAAGAAGAAAAAATTGCAACAGATAATCTTAATAAAGCAGAAAAGGAAGCTAATGCAGCTAGACAAGCTTTATTAATGACTGGAATAACAGTTGCGCTAGGAATAATAGCAGCAGCTTATTCTAATTATGTTGAAAAAATAAAAAATATTACTCAAAATGCAGTAGATAGTTATAATAAAAATTATGAAAAAACTCAAGTAGATACTTCTAATTTTGATAAATTATATGAAGAATATAAAAAGACTGGGAATGCTTCTGATGAATTAACACAAGCTGGTAAAGATTTAGCACAACAATTAGGAATTGTCGGTGGAGGTGCCTTAGCGGCTAGCGGTAATTTTACTCAATTGGCAACAGAAATTGAAAATGCTAAGAATGCAGCTAATGATATGACAGATATATCTGCAGAAAATGCAATGTACGGATTAAATGATGCTGCAAATACTCATCATTTTTTTGACACTGATGACTTTATATATACGGCATCTTATGCTTCAGATGTATTAAGTTTTGTAGATCAATTTGGAAATTCAATTGGAAATTTATCTTTACCAGAAAAAATTGCTGAAGTTGATGAAGCAATAGCAAATGAACAAGAACATTATAATGAATTACTACAACAACAAAAAGAGTTAGAGAATAGCAATCTTTGAGAAGATGATCCTGCAAGAGCGGCTGCTGATCAACTTAATTTAAATAGAGAAATTGAAGAATCAATTGAATTATTAAATAATTTAGGCGCAATAACTCAAACAGATGAATATGCTCAAGGTCGTCAAATTATTGAACAACAAGCTGAACGACAAATAGATAATTTATCTGAAGATGAATTTAAAGATATGAGTTATGATGAAATAATCGCCGCATTAACAGACGTGTCTGGTGATTATCAATGAATTGCTCAACAATATCAATTAATATGTGCTCAATTAGGTGAAGATGCTGGTCGAGCTTATCTTGAAGGACTCATGCGAGAATCTAATTTAGATGCTTGGGCAGAAGGACAATGAGCGACTCTCCAAAATTTAATTCAAAATAATCCTATAGATTCTGTAACAGAATATGGTCCAGGTGATTATCATGAGGTCCATAGAGGAGAAACTGAATTAGAAAGTTTGCAACAATTTGGAGAAACTAATAATTTATCAACTTCAAATTTAATAAAAATTTCTGAAATGATAGATTGAACTGATCCAGATATAGATCAGCACATGAATGAACTTTTAGCTAATTTACAAGAAGATCTAGATAATGGCCTTTCTATTGATGAAGCAATACTTAATCAAGGTATTCAACAAGGCACAATATCTGATGAAGAAATTCTTAAGCAAAAACGAGATGATACTGGACATATCGGAGAAGACTGAGATCGAGATACAGAATCGGTTAAAGAATATGCCGATTCTTTACAAGAATTAGCAGAAATTTCTGATGATATAGACGATAGCTTAAAGAACAATAGAAAAGCAGCTATTCAAATTGCGGATGCGAATGCTAGATTAAATAAAGGAATAAAAGCTCTTAGTGATAACTGAGCAGATTGAAATGATATTATTTCAGATACAACTCCAGGAATTGAAGCTACTGAAGAATATTCAGAAGCTTTAAATGGAACTAAAGAAGCTTTAACAAATATTTTTGATTTCGATATTAGTGCTGGTTTAGCTGATAGTACTCAATTTATTAAAGATAATTTAGAATTAATTCAAGCAGCAGCTGAAGGAGATATGCAAGCTATAGAAGCACTTCGAGTAGCAGCTGCACAACAAATTATTATTGATGCAGATTTGGATTGAGATCAATTAAATGTTTCTCAACAAGATCTATTTAATTTAATTGCAGAATTTAATGCTGAAGAAATTGAAGTAGGCGCAACCTTAGATGATACTTCTTTTGGAGAAGCACTTCTTGCCATGATGGAAAGTTTAAATTTGTCTGTAGCAGAAATGCAAAAAGTATTTGATAGTCTTGGATGAGAACCAGACATTGAATATAAAAATTATGCAGTAGCTGATGCAAGTAAACAAACTACTGACGGAACTATAGAAATTGTTGATCCAGAAGCTGAAGGCGGCGTTCGTACAGTTAAAGTTTCAGATGTTGTAACATTTAATGATGATAATACGGTTACAATTCCAACAATCAATGCAAAAGGAACTACTTATCAAGGTTCTGCTGCTAGAGTTAGTTCTCCTTCTGGTCGAGGTGGTCGAGGTGGCGGTGGCGGCGGAGGCAAAAAAAGTTGTTTCGTCGCAGGCACTTTAGTTTCTCTTCAAAATTCATTTAAAGAAATTGAAAAAATTCAAGTTGGTGATATTGTTCTTTCATACAATGAAGAAAATCATCAAAATGAATATAGTAAAGTTCTTCAAACAATGATTCACAATACTACAGAAGAAATTTATGATTTATATATCGAAGATGAAACTCTTAGTGTCACAGGTATTCACAGATTCTATATTAGACGCAAACATAACATAGAATGAATTATGGCTTCTGAACTTAATATTGGAGATTATGTATTATTTGCCAATGGAGATTGACATGTAATTTCTAATATTAATGTTAAAATTCAAACTACCACGGTATATAACTTTGAGGTTTCTGATAATCACAATTATTATGTTGGTCGCAATCAAATTCTTGCTCACAATAAAGGTGGTGGCGGTGGAGGAGGTTCTGCCAAAACTATTCAATCAAAAGAAAAGAAAGAACATAAAAAAGATTATTATGAAAAAGTTAATTCTCAATTAGATAAACTTAAAGAAAATCTTTCTGGAATTGAAAAGCAAGAAGATAAATTAATTGGTGATAAAGCTCGAGCAAATCAGCAAAAGCAAATTAATTTAATTAATCAAGAAATTAAGCTTGAACAAGAACGTTTAAAGATTCTTCAAGACACGGCAGATAGTGAGCTAAAAGATGTAAAAGCTGCAATGGAAGCCAAAGACAAACTTGCTGAAGACGTTCTTAAAGATCGTGGTATTAGCTTTGATATCCCTGCTCCAAAATATGATGAAAATGGAATTATTACAAATTATGAAGCTATATCTGCGAAAATTGATGAAGCGCATAATGAATTAATTGATCAATATAATGCTGCGGCAGCTGCAGGTAATGAAGATCTAACAAAAACTATTGATGAAGCGATTAAAAAATACGATGACTATTCTGCAGCAATTCTTGAAAATGCTCAAAGACAAAATGATATTCAAAAAGAAATTGAATCTACTAAAAATAAAATTCAAGAACTTAAAGATTCTATCACAGATATTAATATTGAACTTTATAAAACTTCTATGGAAACCATTGATAATCTTAAAGATTTAAACGAAAAATGAGCAGAATTTGAAGGCTTTTTAACTGGTATGCCTACGGATTCTCCATTTAGAGATTTAACTGTTGATCTTCTTAAATTAAATAGCACTTTTGAAATTAGTAAAAAAGATGCAAAAGAATATTATCAGCAAATTATTGATGGTAAGCTTGCAGCTCAAAAAGCTACAAAAGACAAAGCAGAAAAAGAAGCAATTCAAGCATCAATTAATTATTTTACTGGCTTAAGAGATGGTTTAACAGACGATATGTTAAAGAATGGCCTTCTTGGTCTTGCAATGACTGATTTAGAGCAGCTTGAAAAATGATATAAAAATCCTTCTTTAAAAGATAATCCATTTGGAGATAATCAAAAAGCTTTAGTAGAAGCATATCAAGAAGGATATGAGAGAGTTCTTGAATTAAGTCAAGATTGACAAGATTTACAAGAAGATATTGTTGAGAATGTTATAGATGGTTTTGATGAAATAGCTGATAAACAAGATCGTCAACTTGAAAAATATGAACGCCTTGCAGAAGAGCTTGAAAATCTAGCTGATATATATGCTTTATCATATGGAGACGAAAGTTATAAAGCTTTAAGCGACATTGGCAAACGTCAAGCTGAAACATTAAAAGCTCAATTAGGTCAATATGTTAATATTTATAATTATTGACAAGAAGAATATCAAAAAACTTTAGAAACTGGAAATGAAGAATTAGCGAACTCTATTGAAGATCGTATGAATGATGTTCAAGATGAAATGCGCAATATAGCTCAAGAATCTGCGGAAACTTTTGTTGAAGCTTATGAAAATGCTATTGATGCAGCAGTTCAAAATATGTATCAAGGTCTTTTTGATGAAAATAATCTTGATCATCTTGATAGAAATTGAGAATGAGATAAGAAGGTTATTGATAATTATCGCGATGAAGTTGAAAAGACGTTTGAAATTGAACAACTTCGTAGTAAATACAATGATTTACTTAACGATGCTCAAGGTTCATCTTTGGCTACTCAAAACAAGATTCGCAAACAAATGCAAGAACAATTAGATTTATTAAAGAATCAAGAATCTGTGTCTGAATATGATGTTGAGTTAGCCAACTCTAAACTCCTAATCCTTCAAAAACAAATCGCCCTTGAAGATGCTCAACAAAATAAAAATCAAATGCAATTACGTCGAGATAGTCAAGGAAATTATCGTTATGTGTATCGCGCAAGTCAAAACGATATAGCAAAAGCTCGCCAAGAGTATATAGAAGCAGTACAAGACGCTTATGAACTTACAAAAGAGCAAAGACAAAAAACCGCAGAAGAATTAGGAAATACTTTAAAAGATTATGCTGATGAGTGAGCAGATTTAAATAAAAACATGAATCTAACTGAAGAAGAACGTATAAAACAAAGTCAAGAATTAACAGAAAAATTCTTAGACTATATGAAGCATCTTAATGAAGATTTAGCAGATAGTCAATTAGGTATGTCGGATGTATTAAACTTCATGGTAGAAAATGGCACTGCAGATGTTGCTGCAGCTGCACAAGAAATGCTTGGGCAACTCTTTGATGATCAAGGTAATTTAATAGAAGATACAAATATTGCATGATGAGATTTTGGAAATGATTTAGCAAAGAAATTATTCCCCTATATACAAGATGCGACTTCTACTATGAACGATACTTTAACGACAGAAGCAGAAGAACTTCGTGATAAATTAACTGGTCCAGATGGTGTTATTACAGATGTTAAGAAAGCTTTAATTGATGAAGAAACTGGTCTAAGACCCGCATTAGAAGATGCTACCAATGCTATTATTGGCGAAAATGGATTAAATAATGCAATGGATTCTTTAGCAGATAGTCTTGAAAATCAAAATGCTAAATTAACTGAAGGCATGGATAATATTAAAAAATATACTGAAGGATTAGCAGCTGCTATTGATTGACTAAAAACTGCTCAAGATGCTATTAAAGATTTACAAAACATTACGGTAGGAGAGTTAGTATCTGAAACAAGTGCTCCATTACCAGCAGATGCAAAACCAAAAGGGGAATCAAAGCCCGCGACGCCTACAACAACAAAGCCTGCAACTGCAACAAAACCCGCTGCAACTTCCAACGCTTTAAGTGAATCAAGAGTTCAAGCAGCTTATAATGAAATTATGAGTGGCAGAGCAGGTAATGGCTCAGCTCGTTGGACATATCTTTCAAATAATGGTTATTCATCAAGAG